ATTACTTTATTTTGGTTAAATTTGCGAAAGGATAATAATATATCTTTAAATTATGGCAAAGAAATCAAAAGAAATAAGCGAAGACTTAAACGAAGAAGTAATAGAGGTTAATCCTTTAACAATTTCTGAGTGCTGCAAGGCTGAATACATATCTTCAGGCACTAAAGTATATTGCTCAAAATGCAAGGCAGACTGCAGATTAGAAAGACAAAAGAAACTAATTAAATTATGGAGTCCAAAAGCGTAATAATCCTATTGGTAGTAATTTTACTATCTTCTTCTTGTAAGTCTAAAAAGCTGGTAGAAACTACAAAAGTGGATTCCGTTATAACTTTGGTCCAAAAAGTCGAATTAGCAACTGATTCAAGTGATATTGAAACTACCGAAGAAATAGCTTATGTATTTGACACATTAGTAAACCATCAAGTTACACCTTTAGAAGCTATTAGAGGCGATTACAAGTACAAACTAAAGGCAATCCATATAAAGAGACACATTAAGGAAAGAAAACGCTTACAAAGCCTTAAAATCGATAAGAAAGAAAATAAGGCTATTAAAGTGGATAAAACCACGATTCAAGAAGAGAAGCCTAAAGGAAATAACACTTTACTCTATTTATTGGGTATCGGAGTGGTTGTTTACCTTATCCTAAAAAAACTTTAAAAATAATTTCTTTGATTATCAGCAAGTTACGATTTACTTTAGCACTTTAGTATAAAAATGTTTTAGTATGTAATTCTTAATTAAGATATTCGTATATCGTTTAAAACCCACGATACCAAAATTATGATATTAAAATGTAATGTATGTCACGAAAGTCCAATAGTTACTATTGACCAAGAGCCAAGACATAGCGATGATTTAATTTGTTGTCCTAATTGCAATAAACAACTTGCTTATGCTACTGAAAAAAAATATAGTAGTAAATTAAGATGGAATGCAATAAATTTTGAATTTGATGAAATGTTTGGTGGAAATCCAGTTACAATTATTAATGAATTTTATAAATAAAACTATGTTAAACTTTAACCAAGAACCATCGTTTGAGCAAGGCTTAAAAGATGCAATTAACAAGCTAACAAGTGAATTAGCACGAGTACAAAAGAACCCTTACGAGTTTCGCCAGGTACACACACGAATTCAAGTATTTAAAAGAGCCTTACAATTATTAGATGATTTACCAAAAACAACAAGCACTACAAATTAAGTCGCTGGGCATAGGGGAGACTATGCAAGTAGACAAACGAGAAGGCAACCGAATCAGGTCCTTACTATCGTATTACAAAAGTTATAACGGGAAACTATATTCCTGCAAAGAATTAACCAAAAATTGTTTAACCATAACCCGAAAGAAATGAAAAAGCTAAAAAATCCAATTATTCAAGACATTAACATAGTAGAAGTAGATTATCAAGATACCTATTACACCGAATACACCGATGGTTTTATTATTTACCACCATAGATTTAAACAAGCAGATTTACGCTTTTGGGTATTAGAAAACTATGATATTTCAAGAGGTCAAGTTAAAATAGAATTAGACCCTACTTCTATCGAACAGGCAGAGAATCCTATTTACTTTACACAGGATGTAGAAGAGTTTATTAACGAGAATTACGAAGAATTGATTTTAGCAATCTTAAAGCAGCCAGTGTTGGCTTGTCAATCTACTTTAGGTAATGCAATTTATAACATTTGTAGACCACGATAATGGATTTCTTTGAAAACTTTTTTGGACTCTCTTTAGAAGAGATGCTGGAAGAAATGGAAGAATGGTACACTATAACAGAAGACTAATGAGCATTATAACTGTACACAAATTTATAGCAAATCCGCCGAAGGAAAGTAAGCTGGATAAATTAAAAAGGCTTTATAAACAAACATTAGAAGATAGAAATTACTGCAAATCAGTCCAGGCTATGTATCTTATAAATAAAGTAAAAGAAGCTGAAATACAAAGCGTTACAAACGATTACGAGCATCACATTTCGAAGCAAATAATTAAAAATAATTACTTAAATTTAATAAAATAATTAGTATCTTTAAAAACCAAAACTTAAAACTATGTCACTATTAAAAATTCAATCGGAGCTAAAAGCACCTAAAAATCAATTCAATTCCTTTGGGAAATACAAGTATCGTTCTACGGAAGATATCTTGGAAGCGTTAAAACCTTTATTACTTAAGTACGAATGTACTATGGTTATATCGGATAACATCAAAGAAAAAGCAAATATTATTTATTGTGAAAGTGCAGTCTTATTAATAGACAAACAAGGTCAAAGATATGAATCTTGTGCTTCTGCTGGAATAGACCCAAATCGTAAAGGAATGGATATTAGCCAGTCTTTTGGAAGTTCAAGTTCATATGCACGAAAGTATGCTTTATCTGCTTTATTTCTTTTAGATGATACCAAAGATGCTGATGCAACCAATATGCACGATGCAGTAAAGATGGTAGAAGAAAAACTAAAGCCAATTTTAAAAGTAGGTACTGAACTATTTGACAAATGTAGAGCGGGCTTTTTAAAGGATGCTAAGAATTTAACTGCAATTCAAGAACGCTATTCTATGGATGCAGAGACTTTAAGACTTTTAACTGTTAAGCCAAATGAAATACTTTAAAGCAAGACCAAGTTCATTAGGTAAAATAATGAGCAAGTCAAAGAAGCCAGGAGAATTATCGCAAACTTGCATAACTTATCTTAAGGAATGCTACGCTGAAGACAAAGAAGAACTTTCATCCAAGTATTTAACCAAAGGTATCTTATTAGAAAACGAAGCTATTGAGTTTGCATCCAAAGTTTTATACGGTGGTATTAAAGCCTATAAAAACGAAGATATTTACGCTAATGAGTGGTTAGTAGGAACTCCCGATGTTATTCTTGAGAACTCTATTATAGATACTAAGTGTAGTTGGAATAGAAAAACATTATTAGATTCAGCTTTAGAGTTAAATACTGATTATGAATGGCAGTTAAGAGGCTATATGATGCTTTGCAATAAAGAGTTTGCTACATTATTCTATTATCTTGGCGATACTCCTGCTGCTGCTAATTTTGGAACTAAAGTAAGCTATTCACATTTAGAAGACTTTGAAAGATGGGTAAGCTACGAGTTTAAACGAGATTTAGATAAAGAGCAAGAGATTATAGACAAGGTAGAACAATGCCGAGAATGGCTAAAGAATTACGATGCCGAGATACAGGCAAAATTAGGTACACGAATTATAACCCTTTAAAAAAAATAGAAATGGAAGTACAAGGCACAATTTATGCAATCGGACCAGTCCAAGAAGTAAGCGAGAAATTCAGAAAGCAAGAAATCATTTTAGAGACCTTGAATGGTGAATACACGCAACACATTAAATTACAATTTGCACAAAAGAAGATTGACTTATTACAATCATTTGCTCCAGGTAGCGAGGTTGTATGTCAAATTAACATTGCAGGTAAGTTGTATAAAAACAAAGAAGGTAAAGAAGATTCTTTCACAAATATCGTTTGCTGGAAGATTAACGAAGTAGGTACAAATGTAATTACAAACGATGCTGAAAGCGATAGTTTACCGTTTTAATTAAAGAAATTGGTGCTGCTGCAAGCGTTCTTTTTGCGCCAAAGATAAGAGGTGTCTGCGAACTATTTTAGGGGAAAGTTTAACAATTTTAGCAGAAGATTAACACCCAAATGCTAACGAGCAGCGTTAGTATTTTAAAATTATAAGAGATGGATTACATAGAGGATTATCAAACGAATAACATAACCATTCAAGACTTAAGTAAAAAGTATAATATCTCCGAGAAGCATATTAGAAAGGTATTTAAGGCAAGAGGTGTTAAGACAAAGCATAACCATATCAAAAAAGTAACGGTTAGAGCAGATAAGGTATTTCCTATTTTTTTAGCTGATTACCTGGACAATGGTTTAAGTATGCAACACTACGCTGATAAATACGGAATAAGCAAATTTGCCCTAACATTAAGATTAGAAAAATACTTTAAATTACGAAGAAAATAGTTATATTTGCATTGTATTAAGATACCTAATAAGAAGTTGTGAGCTTGTTAGATATTACCTAAATGGTTATTTTATAACCTGAATCCTGTCGAAACTCACAACCGATGGGATTCTTTTTTTTTATACTTATGAAGTATTATCTACACGATAGCAACTCCTTTAGCGATGAAAAAGTAACTGAACTTTATATGGCTTTTGGCTATGAAGGCTTAGGATTATTTTATACCGCTTTAGAGAAGTTTGCTCAACAAGAAAAACCAATTAAAACTGCGGTGCTTAAAAGGCAATTAAACATCGGTAAAAAGTTGGAGAAATGCTGGTCATTTATGGAAAGTATCGGACTAATTTCATCAAACAATGGCGAAAGTTTCAACAAACAATTACTAAAGTTTAGTGAAAACTACAAAATAAAAAAAGAAAAAAGCGCAGAACGTCTCAAACAATGGCGTGAAAATCAACAAGTTACAGAAAATGTAACGCATTCAGAACTTGTACGAAACGCATCTAAAGTAAAGATAAGTAAAGTAAAGGAAAGTAAAGTAAAGGTATTACAAGTTATAAATCCTACTTTAGAAGATGTTATTTTTTATTTTAATGAAAATGGTTATTCAAGAGAAGCAGCTACAAAAGCATTTAATTACTATTCAAATTTAGGTTGGAAAAATAGCAAAGGAAACGAAGTTATAAATTGGAAAAACACAATGCTAAACAACTGGTTTAAAGATGAGAATAAAAAGAAAGTACAAGCACCTATCATTCCTACATTTTACTATTAATGGAACATAACAACGATTTTAAGTTTGACCTGGAGTTTGGAATTTTAGGCGAAAAACTATTAGCTGAAATATTTACTAATAAAAAAGTAGAAGTTAAAAGAGATAAAATAGCATCTAATACAGGCAATTTAGCAGTTGAATACGAATCAAGAGGTAAGCCTTCAGGCATAGCAACTTCACAAGCTGATTGGTGGTGTTTTATTTTATCAGGCAAATTAGAAGATAAAATCATTATTATTATAGAATTAGAAAAATTAAAAGATATTTGTAGAATAGAATTTTTAGCAAATAATATAAAAGAAATGGGAGATAATAATACTTCTAAAGCAGTATTGATACCAATTAAAAAAATAAACACCTACTAATGGACTTTATAAAACAATATAGCGATGTACAAGGCGAATTAGATTCGTTATACGATACAGGATTAATTAAAGGCGAAACAATAGGATTCCAAGATGTGGATAAGCTAAT